CCCTGGGCGGACGGCCTCCCCCTCAACGCTGAGGGCTGGGTGGGCCGCTACTTCAAGAAAGACTAAAACCCAACGCACCCCCCCCCGCAAGGGGACGGGCGGGGTGACACTCAAGGAGGTACAAAATGCCCAAGTATCAGTATAAAGAGATCAACTTCCGCCCGGAAAGTCTGCGCCTCATCAACATCATCAACGGTGTCATTGAGGAGTACACGGCCCAAGGTTATGACCTCACGCTCAGACAGGTCTATTACCAGCTTGTGGCCAGGGACTTCATCCCCAACAATGAGCGGAGCTATAAAAACACCGGCAACCTCATCAATGATGCCCGCATGGCGGGGCTCATTGACTGGCTGGCCATCCAAGACCGCACCCGCAACCTGCGCCGCAACTCCCATTGGAGCTCTCCGGCAGACATCATGGGCTCCGTCCTGTATTCCTACGCCATCGACAAGCGCAAAGACCAGCCCAACTATATTGAGGTGTGGGTGGAAAAGGATGCCCTCATTGGCATTGTGGAGCAGGTGGCCTCCAGTCTGGATGTGCCCTGTTTCTCCTGCCGTGGATATGTGAGCGCATCTGAGATGTGGGGCGCTGCCCAGCGTTTCATCCGCCAAGATCACCGTGAGCGCCGTGTCATCCTGCATCTGGGTGACCATGACCCCTCTGGCAAGGACATGACCCGTGACATCTCTGAGCGCCTGGAACTGTTTGGCGCAGATGTGGAGGTCCAGAGAATTGCCTTGAACTGGGACCAGATTGATGAGTACAGCCCGCCTCCCAACCCCGCCAAGCTGTCTGACAGCCGGGCCGGTGCCTATATCCGTGAGTATGGATATGAGAGCTGGGAGCTGGACGCTCTGGAGCCCAGGGTGCTCTCCCGCCTCATCCGTGACAATGTGGCTGATCTGACAGACATTGACCTGCTGGAGAAAGCCTCTGAACGGGAGGAAACCGACAAAACGGAGCTCAAACTGGTCAAGAACAACTGGAGCACGGCTGTGGACTTTCTGCAAATTGAGGGCTACGGCTACTAATACTTAACTACTAAGCCCCCCCGCCAACAGGCGGAGGCGGGGCGGGAGGGCATCATGCGAATAGGACTTATAGATGTGGACAGCCACAATTTTCCCAATCTGCCGCTGATGAAAATATCAGCCTGGCACAAGCAACAGGGTGACACGGTGGAGTGGTGGACCCCAGAGGGCGGCCAGTATGACAAAGTATATGCCTCAAAGGTTTTCTCTGAGAGCAAGCTGCCGGTGATCTGCAATGCGGATGAGGTGCAGATTGGTGGCTCTGGTGTGGACCTGGACAACCGGCTCCCTTTTGAGATCGAACACACCACCCCAGACTACTCCCTATATCCCCAATTTGATTTTGCCCTTGGATGGCTCACCAGAGGATGCCCCAGAAAAAACCACGGCTTTTGCATCACACCGAAAAAGGACGGGTGCAAATCAGTCAAGACGGCAGACCTCAGTGAGTTTTGGACCGGGCAGAAAAATATATACCTGCTGGACCAAAACCTCTTGGCCTGTAAAGATCGCAAAGAGCTCATCCGCCAACTGGCAGCCTCCGGCGCTACCGTGGAGTTTGGCGGCGGCATGGATGTGCGCTTTATGACAGATGACATCATTGAGGAGCTGCGCCATGTAAAGGTCAAGGATTTCCACTTTGCTTGGGATGACCCCAGAGAGGACCTTTTCCCGCAGTTTCTAAAGTCTGCTGCCAGCGGGCTCTTTCCCGTGAAAAAGACCGGCGTGTATGTGCTCACAAATTACTGGTCAACCCATGAGGAGGACCTGCGGCGCATCTACAAGCTCCGCATCTTGGGCTACTGCCCCTATGTGATGATCTATGACAAGCAAAAGTTTGTTGGGCCCAGAGGGCGGCTCCTGCCCGATGTCTGGGAGCGATACACCCCGGAGCAGATATACCATTTTAAGCTCTGCCAGCACCTCCAACGCTGGACCACAAACAGGGCATTGTGGGCAACATGCCCAACCATTGAAACCTACCGGCCATACACCAATTTTATTGAAAAATGGCCCTCAATTTTAAGGAGGTACACCCATGAAAATCATCTCTCCCAATGTTGAAATCCTCACCCCGCTGGATGGCCAGGCTGTCCTCCAGCACATTGAGCGCTGTGGCCGTGTGTGCTACAAGTCTGAGGATAAAATCACCGATACCAGCGCCGCCGCTTTTGTGGCCGGCATCATCAAGCGTGGCCATGAGGCCGTGCTGGAACACTTCAACATCACCGTCAAGTTTATCTGTGACCGTGGTGTGTCCCATGAGATTGTGCGCCACCGTCTGGCCTCCTACTGCCAGGAAAGCACCCGCTACTGCAATTACTCCAAGGACGGCTTTGGCGGTGAAATCACCGTCATCCAGCCCTGCTACCTGGAGCCCTATTCCCAGGGCTGGCAGTATTGGAAAGAGGCGTGCCAGACTACGGAGCGCCGCTATTTTGAGCTGCTTAATTGGGGATGCACTCCCCAGGAGGCCCGTGCTGTCCTGCCCAACAGCCTCAAGACTGAGGTGGTGATGACCGCCAACCTCAGAGAGTGGCGGCACTTCTTTAATCTGAGAACGGCACCCGCCGCACACCCCCAAATGCGTGAGGTGGCCAAGATGCTGCTCAAGCAGATGCGTGAAATGGTGCCCGGCGTGTTTGATGACTGCGGGGAGGTATGAGCTGATGAAAAGAGCTGAGATTTTAGAGGCCGCCCGTGTCTGCGTTTGCGGTGAGCGTGAGCAGGACTATGGCAGCCCGGAAAACAACTTTGAAACCATCGGCCTCCTGTGGGGCGTATATCTGAGAGCCGCCCACCCGGAACTGGCCAAGGTCATGGCCATCAATCATATCACTCCCAAGGATGTGGCCACCATGATGGGGCTGCTCAAGGTGGCCAGAATTGCCACCGGCTCCAACCCGGACAGCTTTGTTGACCTGGCGGGCTATGCAGCCTGTGCCGGTGAGATCGCTGAGAGGAGTGTGCAGCATGGCTAAGAAACGCAAGCGCCGCCAGCACTACCAGGAGAAGCCCCGCATGTGTGACCCCGGCATGTGCGACCACTGCCAGTATATTGGTGAGGGTGATTTCATCTGTGACAATGCCCCGGAGGGCCCTGTCATTGTAGTTGAGGGCTGGGAGCCCAATGAGAACTATCTGCGCTGCCGCAAGGGCAGCCGCCATGAATAGGCGGGAGAGGCGAAAGCTGCAAAAGCAGGGCGTGCAGGTGCCCAAAGACCCCGCCATCAACATCAAACTGTCTGAGCTGGGCAGCAAGATGATGACCCCCAACATGCAGAGGGCCATGGTGCATGAGATCAACCAGCAATGCCTTGAGGCTGATGAGAGGCTTGCGCTGGATGTTGATACCATGGTCCTCTGGACCCTGCACACTCATCTTGGTTTTGGCAAAAAGCGGCTCCATGACTTCTATGTGGCCATGGCCGCAGAACACCGCCGGATGCGTGAGTATTACCAGCTTGATGACCTATACCCGGAACGCTACAAGCTCAAGGAGCTGGGCGTGGATGTAGAACAATGGCAAAAGGAGGTGCTGACCGATGGCACATAAACCTTGGGAAAATGCGGAGGGCTACCATGACCCCACCGCATACAACGCAATTAAGAATATCACTGACACGGAGCGTGAGGCCCTGGATGCCAAGGTCAACACGCTCATCAAGGTCCTCAAGTTTATCATCTCTGAGAGCGGCTTTGAGCTTGCTGCCCGCATTGAGCTGCGGGACAAAAAGACCGGGAGGTGGTTTAGATGAGGACCAGGGACATTTACACGGCAGCCGTCAAAAAGTTTGGCAAGGAGCACCAGCTTGTCCTCTGCATGGAGGAGATGGCGGAGCTCACAAAGGAGCTCTCCAAGAATATGCGGGGCTCCAAGAACATCACCAACATCTCTGAGGAGATGGCTGATGTGGAGATCATGCTGGAGCAGTTGCGTGTGATCTTCGGCAACCGCTCTGAGGTTGACACTATCAAAGCAGAAAAGCTCCTCCGCCTGGCTGACCGGGTGGAGATGCCCACAAAGTAAAGGAGCGCCACCGTTATGCAATATGACCGCAAAATAACAATTTCCGCCGGTAGCAACCGGCGTGCAATGGTCTGGAGCGCTCAAACCCTGCTCATCTCTGAGCTGTGGGCAAAGCTCCAGACACCCGCCAGAGGCACGGAGCCCCTGGCAGAATATCTGAATATGAAAAAGGCCCAGCAAGATGACCTCAAGGATGTTGGCGGCTTTATGGCGGGCACCCTCTCCGGCCCCCGCCGCAAGGCAAACAATGTGACCGGGCGTGATGTCATCACCCTGGACCTGGACAATATCCCCGCCGGTGGCACTGAGGATGTGCTGCGCCGTGTGGGAGGGCTGGGCTGCGGCTATTGCATATACAGCACCCGTAAGCACAGCCCGGCGGCTCCCCGTCTGCGTGTCCTGCTGCCGCTGGACCGCACGGTGTCCGCAGATGAATATGAGCCCCTGGCCCGCAAGATGGCGGAGTACATAGGCATTGAACTCTGTGACCCCACAACCTTTGAGGTGTCCCGCCTTATGTACTGGCCAAGCTGCTGCTCTGATAGCCAGTATGTCTATCTGTGGAAAGACCTGCCGCTCCTCCATGCGGACGGTCTGCTGGCCCAATATGATGACTGGCGTGACTGCACCCTCTGGCCGCAGGTGCCCGGCGCTCTGAGCCTCCCCAAGCTGGCTGTCAAGCAGGGTGACCCAGAGGCCAAAAACGGTGTGGTGGGCGCTTTCTGCCGCACCTTTGACATCTACCGTGCCATGGATGAACTCATCCCCGGCATGTATGACCCCGTGGACAGTATGCCCGGAAGATACACCTATCTGGGCGGCTCCACAACCGGCGGTGCCGTGATCTATGACAGCGGCAAGTTTTTATACAGCCACCATGCCACTGACCCGTGCAGTGGCCGCCTGGTCAACGCCTTTGACCTTGTGCGCCTCCACCGTTTTGGTGACAAGGACGATGAGGCCCAGCCGGGCACGCCTACCAACAGGCTCCCCAGCTACCAGGCCATGTGTGAGCTGGCCATCTCTCACAGTGATGTGGCAGCGCTGATGAGCCAGGAGCGCTACCAGGAGGCCGTCAAAGACTTTGAGGGCGTAGAGCCCACCAATGACGATGACCCCGCCAACTGGATGGCCAAGCTGGCCGTCAACACCCAGACTGGTCTACCCAAAGCCACCATTGATAATGTCTGGATCATCCTTGAAAATGACCCGATGCTCAAAGGCAAGTTTGCCCTCAACCAGTTTGCGGGCCGTGGTGAGGTGCTGGGTGCCCTGCCATGGGATGGCCGCACAAAGCGCCGCCTCTGGGATGACAATGACAACCAGGGCCTCTACTGGTACATGGAGAAAACCCACCACATCACCGGCAACGGCAAGATTGATGGCGCACTCTCCCTGCACTCCACTGCCCACGCTTTCAATGAGATACAGGACTATCTCAAAGGGCTCAAGTGGGACGGAGTGCCCCGCCTGGACACCCTTTTCATTGACTACCTGGGCGCTGCTGACAATGCCTATACCAGAGCCGTGACCCGCAAGGCTTTCACCGCCGCCGTCACCCGTGCCATGGAGCCCGGTGCCAAGTATGACAACATGCTCATCCTGGCCGGTCCCCAGGGCATAGGCAAGAGCACCCTGCTGGATAAGATGAGCAAGGGCTGGTTTAATGACAGCATCCGCACCTTTGAGGGCAAGGAGGCCTCTGAGCTTTTGCAGGGTGTCTGGCTGGTAGAGATTGCGGAGCTGGACGCTTTCCGGCGCACTGACATTGCCCGCATCAAGCAGTTTCTCTCCCTACGCAATGACCGTTTCCGTGCAGCCTATGGCCGCCATGTCAAAGAGCTGCCCCGCTGCTGTGTCTTTTTCGGCACCACCAACACCACTGACTACCTGCAAGACCGCACCGGCAACCGCCGTTTCTGGCCCGTTGACACCGGGGAACAGCCACGCACTAAAGATGTGTGGACTGATCTGGCCGGAGAAATTGACCAGCTCTGGGCTGAGGCCGTGGTCCGCTGGCAGACTGGTGAGCCCCTTTTCCTCAAGGGTGACCTGGAGGAGATGGCCAAGGCCAAGCAGGAGGAACACCGTGAGGTGAGCACCCGTGAGGGCATCATCACGGAGTTTCTGAGCAAGCAGGTGCCGGAGGACTGGCAGAGCTGGCCGCTGGACCGCCGCCGCATGTTCTGGGGCGGAGCCGTGCAAGGTGACATCAAGCTGGTTGACCGTGACCGTGTGTGTGCCCTTGAGGTCTGGTGTGAGGCTTTGGACGGCAAGCAAAAGGAAATCAGATACAGTGATACTGCGGAAATCAACAGCATCATTGAAACCCTGGGCGGCTGGGAAAAAGGCAAGAGCGCCCTGCGCTTTGGCTACTGCGGAGCTCAAAGAGGCTTTCTGAAACGCCGCAACATTTGATGTAACATTGCCCGTAACATTGATTTTTGAATGTTACACCGTGACTGCAACATGTTGCGGGCAATGTTACGGTCAATGTTACGCCTAAAACCCCCGAAAACACGGGCTTTTTGAGGTATCTGCAACATTGCAACATTCATTTTTTATTAAATAAAAAACAGAGGATTAGAGAATATAAAAACTCTCTAAACCGCCTACACGCGAGAAAATATAGAAACAGGGGTAACATGTTACACCTGCAAGATTGGAGGCCTAACCATGAAAGAAAGCCATATTGAGAGCTACCTTGTCCGCAAAGTAAAGGAACACGGCGGCCTCTGCTTTAAGTTTGTATCACCGGGCAATCCCGGTGTCCCAGATCGCATTGTTATCACACCCGGCGGCAAGACCATCTATGTTGAGTTGAAAACAGAGATTGGGCGGCTGGCCAAGGTGCAGAAATGGCAAAGGAGCGAGATGGAGAAACGGGGGGCGGATGTCCGTGTACTTTTTGGGATGGATGCCGTGAAAGACTTTTTGAGGGAGGTATTTGCTGATGCAGTACACCCCGCATAATTATCAAACCTACTGCATCCAGCGTGTAGTTGAGGACCCTGCTGTTGGTTTGTTTCTCCGGCCAGGCCTTGGCAAAACCGTCATCACCCTCACGGCGGTCAATATTCTCAAGTATTTCCGCTGGCAGGTGTCCAAGGTCCTGGTGGTGGCACCCAAGACGGTGGCAGAGGCCACCTGGAGCAAGGAGGCTGCCAAGTGGGACCACCTGCAACACATCCGCATCTCTATGGTGCTGGGCAGCGCCTCCAAGCGCATCAAGGCCCTCAACACCCCTGCGGATGTCTACATCATCAACCGTGAAAATGTGGAGTGGTTGGTGGACTACTTCAAACAGGCCTGGCCCTTTGACATGGTGGTGCTGGATGAGAGCACCAGCTTTAAGAACTCCCAGAGTAAACGCTTTAAGGCTATGAAACGGGTGCGGCGATTTATCAAGAAAATGGTGCTGCTGACCGGCACACCGTCCTCCAAGGGCCTCATTGATCTGTGGGCGCAGGTTTACCTCCTTGACGGTGGTGAGCGTCTGGGGCCCACATTGAGCGCCTACCGGGAGAGATACTTTGACCCGGACCAGAGGAGCCGCACCCAGATTTTCAGTTATAAGGCCAAGGACGGCGCAGATGATGCGGTGCTGTCCGCCATCTCTGACATCTGCATCTCCATGAAAGCTGAGGACTACCTGCAACTGCCGGAAAACATCCAGCATGAAATCCCCGTCATGCTTGACCCCAAGGCCATGCGTGACTATAAGCAGTTTGAGCGTGATCTGCTGCTTGAGGTGGATGAGGATGTTGTGACCGCCAGCACCGCCGGTGTCCTTGTGGGCAAGCTGCTGCAATTCTGCAATGGTGCGGTCTATGGCACTGAGGGCCAGGCGGTCCCTGTCCATGACTGCAAGCTGGATGCCTATATGGAGCTGTTGGAGCGCCTGGACGGAGAGCCAGCCTTGACCTTTTACGGCTATCAACATGACCGTGACCGCATCCTTGACCGGCTGGAGCGTGCCAATAAGGGCCGCAAGAACAAGCTGCGGGTGCGTGTATATAAAGGCGCAGAGGATGCCGATGCCTGGAACAATGGAGAGGTTGATGTGCTGCTTGTCCATCCTGCAAGCTGCGCCTATGGCCTTAACCTCCAGGCCGGAGGCCACCATGTTGTGTGGTATGGCCTCAACTGGTCCTTTGAGCTGAATGACCAGGGCAACTGCCGCTTGTGGAGGCAGGGGTCCCCTTATGACAAGGTTTATATCCACTATCTCATTGTGCAGGGCTGCCAGGATGAGGATGTCATGGCAACCATCCGGGACCGTGCAGACACCCATGAGGCTGTCATGCGGGCTCTGAAAGCAAGAATTAAGAAAATCAAGGAGGAGATTGCATGAGTATCGTGACCGATAAAGAAACCATTTTTGTGGATGAGCTCATCCGGGAAAATGCCCGGTTGACTGTCCAGCATGAGGCTGACCGGCTGATGCTGGAGCAGATGCGTGAGCAGCACATCCCTGCTGAGGAATACCAGGCCAAGGCGGCTGAGGCGTGCGCCTACGCAGACAAGGCCAAGCAGGAGGCCAACGCCAGCAATGCCACACTGCGCCAGGCTATTGCTGATCTGCATTTTGTAATGGCGGGAGGTGACCCCTGCAAGGTGTGCACTGTCAAGTGTGCTTTTGGTGAGGGACACTGTAAACCCGTATGGCGTGGAGAGGAGGCACAAAGATGACCCTCAAAGAACTCTCCCAGCTATACTATCTCAACCGGGAGATTGAAATGGACAAAAAGCGCCTCCAGGAGCTTGAGGTGCTGGCCGTTTCCATCTCTCCCAACCTCACAGGTATGCCCCGCAGTCCCGGCGTGTCTGATAAAGTGGGACGCTATGCGGCGGAGATCGCAGACCTCAAGGGCATCATTGAGGCAAAGCACCAGCAATGCCTTTATGAGCGGAGCCGTCTGGAGCGCTACATAGCAGACATTGATGACAGCCTCCTCCGCCAAGTCCTCACCTATCGGTTTATCAATGGACTGCCTTGGGAACAGGTGGCGGCATGTGTCGGTGGCAGTAACACCGCCGGGAGCGTCAAGATGATGTGTTACAGACATTTGAAACAGGAGTAAAGTTGTGCCAAATGTTACGCACACCTGTGTTATACTGTATGATGCGGGTGGTGCCTAAAGATGCAACACCTCCTTGGTTGGACAGCGGCAAGGTGACGGATGATGAAACCAGACCCTTGCCGCTGTTTTCTACTGTGATTTTTCGCAAGCTGCCTCAAAACGGGGGCAGCTTTTACTATGTTATGGGGTGGTGAGTGTGGCCAAATTAACTGAAAAGCAAAAGCGATTTGTGCAGGAGTACCTTGTGGACCTTAATGCCACACAGGCTGCTATCCGTGCCGGTTACAGTGAGAAAAGTGCGGCCCGTA